ACAACCGACACAGCTAGCCACCTACTACTAAACCCATTCTAGCGTCGCCGTCGCATCGCAGCTTCTTGCTCGTCATTGCTTAATTCAAAATAAGCTGACCACAGAAGCAATTCTTCCATAGTCAGCTCTGAATTTAATTTAGCTAACGTATAGCCTAATTCTTTAGCTACACCAAGCTGGAGCCTAAGCAGGTTATCCTTTTTAAGCTCCGCCTTTATTTTTTTGTATCAACCTCTTCCTTGATATCCTCGCTGATAACAGCAAGCATCAATAATTGCAAATCAGCATCACGCACCTCGTTTTTTAGCTCGGCAATTTCACCAGCAGCAAATATCCGCTGGCCGTTTTCATCTGTTGCTTTTTGTACTAGCAATTGCAACGCAAAAGCATTTACATCATCGGATGCAGCATCCTTTTGTGCCCGTTCGCGTTCAGCCATTGTTAATGGTGAACGGTAGAACACAAACTCAGCGCCATCACTTAGCAAAACCGTTTTTTTGACGGGCACTAAATTAGCAGCTTTCTTTAACCGGTCTATTGCCCTGATTACAGCGGATGCCATTAGTTATCAAGCAGTGGTAGAGAAGTCGAATGTAGGTGCGCCAGTAGGACGGAAAGTGATTTCTACCATCTGGGCATCATCTGGGTTGATGTTAAGCGTTGCGCTAAGCAGCACAGCATCCATAGCAATACTGCGGCTAAGTGCTTCGGTTGAACCTTTATCAGTGTACAACTTAAACGCTGCGCCTACTTGCTGACGCTGTAACACGTCTTCTACCATCCTGTTCGATAATGCGCTATCTTCACTGGTTACAAATACAGATGCACTGCCGTTGCCGTCAGCAAATCCTGGGATATAAGCCTTGAATGGTGCATATTGCCCAGCGGTTTGGCCGATGGTGGTAACGTCAATTTCAGCGCGGCTGATCTCAAAGCTCCAGTTCTGTACTTGGCCTACAGCGGCATAATCGGCGTAATAAACCTCAAATTTGTTTGGTGCAGCAATAGTGCCATCATCAGTGATTGCCAAAATAGTGCCGCCAGCGCTGGTTGATACGGTCAATACACCCGTAGCGGCAACATAACTTAATACATAATAAGTAGTGGCTGAGCTAATTGGCGCTGGCAGTGTGCCGGAACCAGCAGCACCGGTTTGAGTGTTTATAACACGGAATTTAACTGGATCGCCTGCCTTAAAATTAAGGTACTGCTCAACGGTAATCTCGTCGTTAGCGACGCTGACGTTGGTCTCGCCAAAATCACCAACGGTACCAGCGGGCTTGTAGTAAAGAGCACCGGAAGTGCCGGATAGAACAGTAACGGCCATTGATTTAGCAGATGATTGGCTTGTTTTAGTATAGCGTCAATCCAAGTAAGCTTCAAAAGTTGCGGTTAGCTGTGTTTGGAAATATGCAGCCGCTAGTCCACTGCTTGCGCTAGTGCCGGTTTCAATCACACCAGCACCTACGGTTGCTGGCCCCGATGCGGCATCAAATATAATGCTTGAGAACTTAGCCCGATCAAATAAATCCTTAATGCGCTCAGCAATGGTGTAGTTCGCTGCTGCGCCAACACCAACGGGCGTGAATACATTTACTACAAGCACACCGTTTTGACGGTTGAACCCTACACCGCCTGTAGGTAGCAGCGTTGCATAAGCATTATCGCCAAACCGTATCGATACTTGCAGCCACGGTGAATTACCTGGTGGCGTAAATGGTACGTTTTGATAGCTGACCGGATACACAGGCGCAACTGCCATTTGAGTAGCAATACGGCCTTCAATAGCAGCGCGGACGTTGTTATATGTGCTGCTCATGACTCCCTGCCGATACGTGCGGCATTCTCTCGAACCCAACCTTGCATATCTTTGACGATACCTTCAACCCATCCGCCTTGCCCTCCTAGTGCACCGGATGTTTTCTTGCTAGAACCACGCGCTAACGCTTCTGCATATGGCAAATTATTGTGAATACTATAAATATTCCCAAGCTTTTCTTGTTGATACCCAAGACGTTCAATTTGAGTTGGAGTAGTATAATTGCCCGGTGGTTTAATGCCCCCTAGTGCTGCATTCTCGCCTACTTGCCAACTGGCACTAAAACGGCCAGTATCCACAGGACTTGTCTTTTTTAATCGCTTATCTGTTTGCAGCACTGCGGAACGCAATAATTGCTCTAAATTGCCTTTGCAATAATCACCAATCTCAGTAATTTTTATATTACGTGCCATTATGCCCTCAGGATTAGCTCATAGGTTATCGCTATATTATCTTGCTCGGTTGTCGCAACGCTAATTATTTGATGCACTACTGATGCAATCAGCACTTTATCCGCTGGTGTTGGTGCATTTGCAACATCTGCTGCGGCAATCGTTAACCGCTTATCGCCAGCCTGGATCAGATCATTCACCTCGCGCAAATTAACGTCCTCGAGTACACCACGCACTGCGGTATCAGCAGCAGTTTCGGCTGCGGTGCCAGTAGCTGGATCGTAAGCGCCCATCGTGATCCGGCGGATGGTCGCTACGCCGCCAAACTTAGCCATCAGCTTCGATGCGACCTTACGTAGCGGGCTGGAAAGGCTCATATCTTATATGCAATGCAAGCGCCATTGTTAAGCTGGATGCTTGTGAATACACCACGCAATTCATAGCCAGCCGGGAATGATTCACCGTTTAACGTATTGCCAGTCATGTTAGTGCTAACAATTGTATTAATATGAGTGTTTTCAAAAAAATCAATATGGTTGAATCTACCAGTGTGCGCAGCCGTGTCAGTAATAACCTCACCGCCGAGCGTGTAGTCAACATCGCCGCCCTGGTGACCCTTGAAGCTCATATCTTGTACGCCACAACGGTGCCGCTGGTGAGCGTGATAGAAGTGAATACACCACACATCTCGCAGCTTGCTTTGATTGGAATTGCAGTAAGTGCATTGCCCGTGTAATCCAGCGCCGTAACGCTTGCAATCACTGAATCCTCTAATGCCACAATCTCGCCGAACCTGCCGGTATGAGCAACAGTATCGTCAATGAACTCAGCGCCTGGGTATTCGCTCATGATCGTTTGATTGCAAAGTTGCCTGGTCCACTCAGTCTAATACCTGTCAGGTAACGTTCCACCATGGGAGGAATTTTGTCTGCCCCCACGGCGCCGCTAAAATTTGGCGTCACGTCAAGGCTACCGATTTTTACATTCTTAAAATCTTCTAGCCCGCTAAGCCCAATGCCATCAGTGTTGTTATTTAGGTATGCCGCAAGCAGCACCTGTGCATATTGCACCTGCGGCGGGATTTCGTTGTCGTTAAAATAATCGGTGGTAATGCGAAATGGGAAACCGACGGCATAAGTATTGATATAAGTATCAGGTTTACGCACACCAGTACGCGGCCATTGCAGCGACTGCGTATCAGTTGCCCTAGCACCTAGGAACCGTTCACGATCTAATCGTTGTGTTGCGGTGCAAAGTGCACGATTTTTGGCGTCTGTAGTAGCAGAACCCCATGCGGTGATATCTGCGTCAAGCACCAACGAGTCAACTATCAACTGGGCATTCGCCAGCGTTATGTACGAGTTTGCGTCGGCGGCGTTTGGTGTCGCCACTATCACGATTGCCATCAGTAGCCTCCTCTGGTATTAGTGTAGGCTCAGCAATAGAAAATGAGGCCACCTCCTGGGAGATAGCCTCACGACCACGCATTCGCCGGAATGCAAATAAACCCATCAGGCAGCAGCAGCAGCAGTAGAACCTAGGCCATACAAAGTAATGGCTTCAGAACCAGCAGCTACAGCAGTAACACGGCCAAGGAATACCTTGGAAGCATTCTGCACAACAGTTGCTACGCCGCTAACTGTTACGTCAGTACCACCAGCAATAGTGATGGTATTAGCGCCAGCCGATGCGTTAATAACAACCACCATAAAAGTGGTGCCAATAGCGCAGTCACCGCCGATAGCAGCCACAATTGCCGCAGCCGTAGCTGTGGTATATGTAGCAGCAGCAGAAGGAACGCCACGGATAATGACGTTGTAGCTGTTAGCTGTACTTAGGGTTGCAGTAGCAGTAGGAGCTGCTAAACCCATTTGCCCAGGCAGAAGGCCGCCTGGAATGTCGCCAAGTTCAAAGATACTTGCCATGACTATTAGTAGTTAGAGGTACAAGTAGCGCGTACAATACCAATATTTTTGGTTTCAAACACTTTGGTCCAGTTGCCAATAGTGGCAAGCTGAGCCTGAGTTGGGTTTACGGTAGTTCCCCACTTAGCACCAATTGGGTGGTAGCAGTAGTGCAAATCAATTGCCATAGCATCACTCTTAGCGAGGATGTCACGGTCAGTTTCAGTGCGCAATGCCATTTGCTCACCAGAAGCGATAGCGCCTGCGGTGAAGAAATAAACAGGATAGTTGGTGCTAGTTGGTGCTAAATCGTCGGAAACGATAACACGCAGGGACATGAACGTTGGTACTGAATTGTCACCGGCATAAGCAGATGCAATAGAACCAGCAATTGCGTTGATGGTGCTAGCACCAGTCGCAGCAGTGCTTAGACGTGCCTCAGTGTTAGTAATGTAATCAATTGCCTTGCGTTCTACTAGGTCGTAGTAAACAGCAGAGTGCATAGCAACAGCAGTTAGCTTGTCGCCTTGATCACCTAGCAATGCACGGGCTTTAGCTACTTGGCGGGGACCAAGTGCTGTTTGGCCAGTCTTATCAAAAGACAAATCAATAAATGCAGCGCCGGTGTTGGAGGTCAAGCCGCCAAATACACCTTCAAGGCACTTAATGAGATCTTTTTGGCGCTGGTTAGCTACATACGAGGCGATTTTATTTCCAATTGCGGCCATGGGATCTGCGCCAGCAGCAAGAGCTGCGAGATCGCGAGATTCAAAGGCACGGCCACGGTGCAAAACAACACCAACTTGCTTGTTGGCAGTGATTTTGCCAGGTGTTAATGAAGAACTGTCAGTCAGTACCTCAAAATCACCGCTTAAGTTAGCTGAAAAGAATGGAACGTTGATGAAATCACCGCCTTCGGAAGCATCCAACTCCGCCATTGGTTGAACTACACCAGACGACAAAAATGCGTCGCGCTGGGTGGTAGCTTCAATCAAATAGGGTGTAAAAATCTCCGGTACGATGATGTCAGAGCGAAGTGTCGCCATGAGATCCTCAAGAATTAGTGGTTTGCAAGTTCGGGCACAACCCTAGCCAGCACAACTGGATGCAATTATGCTAGCGCCTTTAACCTGTCATACATATCGCGGTCTGTCTTAAACAGCCTTGATTGCTCCGTCAGGTTGAATGTTTCAGGTGCAAATGGGTTTTTGATACCTGCTAATTCACTGGTGCTACGGCCTGATGGTGCGCCGCTGCCTTGTGGTTTTGGTTGCTTTTGCATCCATGCTGGTAGCGTTTTAGCCCATTCAGCTACTGGTGTGCGTTGGTAGCCATCTACTACTACAACAGTGCCATCAGGTTCACGCTCAATTTTATCGCTGCTTAACTTAGTTTTAAGCACCATATCTGGATCATGCACTAGGTCTGCTAATGCTGTTACTGCTGGTGTGATGAGTTCAAGTTCACGGCATTTGGCTTCAAGTTCAATAATGCGCTGGTCCTTTTCCGCCGACGCCTCACGGTACTGCTGCTCCAATACCTGCCTTGCTTCGGTGTACTTGCCTTGAGATTCAAGGGCAGTTTGCTCGGCTTGGCGCTTGAATTCCAACAGTTCATCTACATTGACACCATCAGGTATGGCCTTAGCTTGTGCTACGGCTTTTTTATAGTCATCTAGCAATTCAGCATTCTTGCGGCGTAAAGCCTCTAGTTCTGCTTGGATTGCTTGTGTGTCGGGAGCTGTTGATTGTTCTTCGGTCATTTTGTGCAAATCGTTTGCAATCTTATGTTATCAGTTACCACTTAACTTTGTCAGCCCAATAAGCAGCACTCATTTTTCCTTTTGCAATATTGTCGGCATGGCGAGCCTTGAATGATGCACGCCTAGCTTTGTCTGCTGCTGATTCGCCTTTTGCTGCTGGTGAGCCCGATACACCTTGCTGGCCAAAACGTATCAACCGAACGGTTTCGCCTTCTTTAGCTAGCACCGCATGGGATTTACTCTCATGCTTTGGTGTCCGCTTGGGTTTGTTATAACCCTCGAATTGCTCACCGCGATAGTTGATCATTTGCGCTTAGGTGCTGCTTTTACCTCAGAACGTGGCTTTAGCACTGGGTTGCCAGTGGATTCGGATTTAATGCGCAGCACTGGATCTTCCTTAGTACCTAGCCGCGTTATTTTGCCGCCGCTAGGGCCAGTGATAGTAGCGCGAGTGCCAGCAGTGCTAGTAACCACGCCATAGGTGGTCTTACCTTGATACTGCCAAGAGACGCGGGAGCCAACGCCGATAGCCATTTTACTTTTTGGGTTTGCGACTTTTGCCAGCTTTAGCGTAGGCGATCGCTACTGCTTGCTTAGGTGGTTTGCCAGCTTTGATTTCAGCCTTAATGTTCGACTGAATCATGTCCTTGCCTTTACCTTTCTTTAATGGCACTGTAACGCTCGCGGAGGTCTTTTAATGATAGCTCCGACCCATCGTCACGTACAAGCTTTGCCATTGCATCTCTTGCACCATGTTTTTGGGCTAATATGTTGAAATAAACTACTTTATCTTTACCTAGCACATCTTCCTGCACTGAACGCGGTTGATTTTTAAGCCATTGACTATAGTTTATATTCGCATCAACTTGGCCGTCTTTACTAGCACGTGTGCCTTCTGGTGGTGGCGTAAAACCTAAATTTTCATAATCAATAACTGCTACTACTTTACTGCGGCAATTAAAATGCTGTGGTGGCATTGGGCCTTTGCCATACTCAAATTCTTGACCATCTAATGCGCGGCATATTGCACTAGTTTTAGTGTCAAGTGCTGCTACATATTGATATTTCTTAGTGATATCTTGGTTTGCTTCATATACAGCCATGCTGGCGGCATTAGCAACTTGATTAATGCTTGTACGTACAAGCGCCATGATCTGATTGTCAGCTATAGAAGTTGATTGCCCGCCGGCTGCGATAATCTTTTTGAGTGCCCTATTGATCATGCTGGGCTCCTCACCAAATTGCAAGATGCCAATCAACCGCTTTGCGATATCAGATGTAGTTTCACCTGTTAGCAAGCCATTACGCACCACCTGCCCAAATTGCTCAGCTTGATCAACTGCAATCCCACGAAATGCTTTACTTACCACTTCGCCGTTAGGTAGGGTAATCGTCGCACCTTTTGCTGCCGTGAGGTTAAATGTGCCGGTGCCGGCTTGATTGGCTAACGCTTCCACGCCATAGACGGATTTATATAGATCATCCGATAATGCCACCACATTTAGCTGTGTTGGGTCAGTTGTAACTACTGATTGCGCAAATTGCGGGCTGATCTCAACTGTATTAACTGCACTGCGTGCGCCTGCTGGTAATGCCTTGCGCAGTTGTTCAGTAACGAAATCAGATTGCAGTTCTGCTAAACCTTGCAATTCTGTAGATAGTGCAGTGGTACTATCGCCCGACCATGTATTAAGGCTGTCTTTAAGCTGGGCTAATATCGCACGTAACCTTGCTGCTTTTACTGGTGCTGCTAACTCATCAATTGTTCGCAGTTGGTTCACCGCATCAATAATAATATCATTATAAGTTGTAATTACTTGTCGCCCTACACTATTGCTGTAACGGTTTAAATCAATTGCGTTACGAAATAGGGCTGCTGGTATTGTCATTCAGCCCTCCATTAGCAGTTGCGCTTAGTTCTTCTTCTACATCAAAATCATCGCCTAATACCTCGCCATCTGCAAGTTGTTGCAATAATGTTTCTTGCGTGATGGTGCCAGCGGTATAAAGCTGTAGTAATGCTTGGATCTCAGCAGGTTCTAACCTTGCGCCAATAAAATCACGATTTACCAAGCAACTGCCAGCCGATTCAGCGGTGCCGAGATATTCAGCATGAAACCGTAAGCAATTATCAATCATGTCTTGCACGTTTTGGGCTAAAACCATCATCGTTGAATCGCCTTGGCTGCGGTCAATGCGCTTTGCTTCTGCCGTTTCGGCGCTTAACTTCTGGCCTAATACGGCTGATAAACCAAGCTCATTAATCTGCCCTGCAAGCTGCTCTAGCCGTTTGAATTGGTACTCAAAACTTGCACCACCTGGTTCTATAAATTCCGCCCTTCCGTTCTCGGGAAAGGCTATAGCCTCTCCTGGACCTGCTGATACCTCTTCCGCTGCTGACGGGAAACCAAAGAATGCCAACATCGGCACTGCTGATATATGTAGCTGGTTGTCAAGATCTGATTGTATTTGATAAGTTTTAAGGTTTAGTTCTGCGATATCTTCTAGTGGTGGCCTTGATTCTAGATAACCAACGCGGTTGCTGTATGCCACGCTGAATGGTATCTCATTAAGGCTTGTATTACCTTCTTCTACAATTTTAAACTCGCTGTTATCTTGCTTTTGATGTAGCTCGTATGCGCCTGGTGTTAAGACTCGAACCTGCTGCACTGCCTTCTCACCGTAATCACCATCAGGCACAATCACTGATTCCAGCAATCGCAACATCGTAAGTTGCTGCTGCCCGTCTTTTGCTTCAGTACGCCAACCTAATATTTGCCGTGGTGTGTAGGTACACCAGTACGGCCTGCCGCCATCTGATGGTGCATCGACTAGTGTCCCAATGTGGCCGTAACGTACCATCTTACGGGCTGACTCAAAAGTCCAAACATTTAGATCATTCCCCTGTAGATCAACGTCAAATAGTTGTTCCCGTATGTTGTCGCTGGTATCATTTAACCTAACGGGCTTACGTGTTAACATCCCTGCCAACATCCGCTCTAAGCGTTGATAATATGGCGGGCATACGCTACGTGCTAGGCGATTATCATAAGACTCATCCTGTTCGCGTGGTTCCTGCGGCAGATAGCGGCGGTGCCTGCGCCTCATCCCGTAGGTGCCTTGAATGAGGTCCTCAATCAGCATCCAATGTGGTTCTTGCGCATACCATGCAGTATTTGGATCCTGCACCTTCGTGACCTTACGGTCAGCAGTAGGCCGGTCGTAGAAAGAAAAACCTGAATACATGCAACCGGCCTTTGGTTAATAGATTCTAATGCCTGTACCGCGCCCAGCTCCAGCGTGTAGCGGGTTGAACTCACGCCATACTAGATAGCCCAATGCGTCTGTCATGTGGTCGTGCCCGCCCTCTTTATCTGGTGCGCCGTTAGAGCTATAACATTGCAGCTCCAAGCATTCAATCATACGTTTGCAGGTGCTGTTAATCTTCAGCCGGTGCTCCCCTTTACCGTTTTCAAGTAACCCCTGCACTGCTGCAACACGATCACGCACAGGTGGATTGCTTTTAGGCGATTGGTTGCTGATGCCATATTGCTCCAATATCTGAATGTCGGTTTGCGTTGCATTGGTAGAACGATTACCGCCGCTGGCGTCTGGGTAGCCATAAAGCCTGTGGGTTGGATATCGCCTGCGGATCTCAGCACCTAATGCATCGGTATCATGCGCACCGCTGATCTCGTCAATGATTACTAACCCTTTACCGCTACGAATGCCAATAACCGCAGACATGTTGCCGATGTTAAAGTCAACGCCAATACGCAACGGTTCTTCACTGTAATCTGGCAATTGCGTTACTACATGTTTTGCTCTATCAAACCTGTCGTAAACAGTGCCAGTCGTAAGGTTGATAAACTCACCATCAAGGTAAGCACGTAATAAGTTTGGGTCGTAGTTAGCTTGCAACCGTTCAATAAAATCAGGCGGCAAATATGGGTTGTCTTGGGTACGCATCTTGATCAGCTTTCGATCAGTACGTGATAATGCGTCCTCACTAGCAAACGTATTAAACATCCACCTAAAGCCTTCTGGTGTTGATGCAGCGCCAAATTGCCTTATGTTGCCAGCACGTAAGCGACCAAGGATTTTAGGAAATGCACGACTCGCGATAGATGGCGCAACAGTATCAATCTCATCTGCTAATACCCACGCAAGGTTCAAACCAATAATACGCGTCCAGTTCTCAAAGCTACGGCATAGGATCTTGGTATCACCTAACGGTAAATGCAAGACGTATTCCGGTAATGGGCTAGCGCGGTAAGAATATGGGATATTGTAAGATTCAAGAAAAGCATCAAAGTCATTTACAAAAATATCCCGAATCAGCGGACCAGTGGGCTCTAGCACGCAGCCGATAAAGCCTTGGTTAGCTGCTGCAAGGTGTACCGCCTTCGCACACAGCGCTCGGGTTTTACCCGCGCCATAGCCTGCTGATACGCCAAGGATCTGGGTTGTATGGTCATTTACAAAATCAAGCTGGCCTGGATGTAAATCAGCTTGGATTTGTCTTAATGTATCAGGTAAATCAAATGTTTCAATAAATGTTTGGTTTAATTCAATTTGTGCTAGTCGTTTAAGAATCTTCGACATCGACTAACTGCTCACCTGTTTTTGATTGTATTCGCAATAATAAATTACGTTCCTGCTCTGGTGATAGCTCAGATTCTGCTAATGCCTGCACTGCCAATTCAACCCCTTCCTGTCTAGCGCGAACGATTGCAGCATTATCACTGTAATGTTTACGAAATGCAGGCGAATGCGTGAGCATCCACTGTGCATCTTTGGTGCTGCCTTCATCTGCTGCCTTTGCAATAATATTAGCCAGCCGCATTCCACCTTTAGCGCGACCTTCATCAATAGCTTGCAAAAGCAGAATTTCTAGCTGTGTGCCTTTATCTGTTTTAGCGTTGGCAATCCATTCATTTAGTGCTCGATATGAGACGCCAACAGCGGCTGAGATGTGCTCTAACGGCCCGCCAAATTCAGATAAAATACGCACCTTTTCTATAAGTTCATAATTGAGCTTATAGTGTTTGCGCATTAAATTAGCCATTAGTTCCTAACTTGAAGAGTTGAGCTATTTGAATTTATTGTAACCGGTCAGCCGATACTGCACGCGCCATTGCATGGGGCGGGTTCCACGTGGAATGCTTCATCTAATAAATCTATGACGGTTTGGTAAGCAGCAATCAAATCAATCAGCTCAGCAGCATCCAGCGGCTCGCCATCATCTTGCGCGTTATCCCGCACGGCAGCGGCTACAGCGGCTGCTTCCCCCATCAGGTGATGCAGACGTTCAATCACTGGTGCTTGTTTGGCTGAGGGCATTGTGGAGGCGCTGATAACGGTGTGATGGTAGTTCGCTGTGGTCAATTGGGCAAGGGTTTGGTTTCTTACGCTTCTTACGGTCTCTTACGGTAAGCGTAAGACTGAGATCACCCGCCAGCACAGTGATTTTCCTCTTTCTTACGTTTCTTACGGTAAAAAAGGTATATAGATAGACTAGAGAAGCAAAAAAAATAAAAGGTGTTTCATTTTATTTTTTTTATTTTCTATTTATAGAGAGCTATACCTTAAAAAGCGTAAGAAGCGTAAGAAGCGTAAGAAATGAGTGCTGGCAAGGGTTTTCAGTCTTACGGTCTCTTACGTTTCTTACGCTTGTATGGCTTCTAACGGTATTTTGACGGCACGACCTGACATGCCAGAGCCTTTGAAATAAATTACGCCAGCTTTTACAGCGTTAGGAATACGAGCCAAAATCACGGACCAACAATTTGCCCAGGCCGTATCACGCAAGATATTGCCGATTGCGTCGGCAGTATTTGACACGTAGATGGCGGCCTCCTCGGCTTTGATGCCATTACGCCCAAGCACTGCCTGTGCCTCGTTGGCGCCGACGTGGATGTCGGTTGCATGGTTCAGCGCAATATCTATCAGCTCGCCGATGGTACGGGTTACGGCCTTGTCACCTTCAACGCGGAATTGATGCTGGAGGATCTTTTGAAGGCAACGCTTTTCATCTGATATTTCAACTGATTGGCTGTATGACTCCCAGTTGTTTTGTTCAATTAATTTCCATGCTTGATCACGGGTTACAACTTCAGAAGATTGTAAAGACCATGCACCAGCAAGTAAGGTGCCATATTGATCACCAAGCCGTTGGCTGTCAAATACTTCAGCGGCAGCACGGGTAAAGATCGCAATTGATTGGCGTATGATTGGTATTAATGCAATTGTACGCGCTTGTAACCGACGGCCAATTGCATCGCTAATGTATTTATCAAGGTCGCGGTCTAATAATTCCCAATGAGCTAAACGTTCAGCTTTTGGTATCTCATTGTGGCTGCGTAATGTTAATTGTGCAAATCTCGATTTATCAGCTCCTTGCTTTAATGCGGTGGCGATAGATGACATCATAAACATGCTACGAATGGTGTAACGCTGGGTATCACCTTCTGGGCTGCCTTTAAGTGTATGCGCTCTTGATTCACTAGATGCGACACGCGCAAGGCCAAGTATTGCTTGCATACGTGCTTGATCGTTGCGTTCGTTGGATTCGGCTTCATCAAATACAACAGGCAAGGCATCAGCACGTAAGGCTTGACGGATACCAGGTTCAGTTGTGTTACCGGTAACGATTAAACCCATATCGCCTAATAATGGCGTTACATAACGCGCAAGCACTGCTGACTTACCAGAGCCAGCGGATGCTGTCAGCCATACATGGGGGCGCCAATCCAATGCACCGCAGATGGGGCCTAGCACTACCCAACCGGCAAGCAGTAGGCCAGATGCAGGCACTTCCCAGTGGAAGCGTTCTGCTAATTCAGCAATTGAAAAGGCTTCATTATCGGTTAATGGCTCGGCACCAGCGCAGCCACGTAAGGCGCTAAGGCGTTGATATAGGTATGGGCTGCCGTTAATCCCATCACGTATGGGCCGGTTTATGCCATTAACAACTAATTTATCGCCGAGGTGTAGGACAGATTGCTTTTGATCCCACCATGCGCCACGGCCACGGATGCGATCAGGGGAGTAAACTCCAATATCAGCCTGGCGTGCAAATAGGCTAGACGCGGCGGCGGTCCAGTTTACACCAACTTTTGATGGGTATAACGATTCCCAATAAGGCAATGGTGCTAGTGCTACTAGGTTTACACCTGAGTGAGCTGAACGCGAAAGGCGCGTTACTTGGCCGGTGCTATGGGGTTGGTAATAGTAAGCATCAGCATCAAACCCAAGGCATAAAAATGATTCATCGGCTTTTGGTAAAGGTGGCGGCTCTAGCGCAGGTTCCGGTAAGGGTTCAGCTTTGATTACGGCTGGAAATTCAATCGGTGGGGTGCGATTAGCTTTGTAATAAGCACCGGCTTCGGCTGCGGTCCAATCGCAATCAGCAAGATCCCAACCGCTTTCAACATCAGAAGGTGGCTGGACCATACGTATTTGATCGGCACCAGCGGCAATAAGTCGCGGCACTAATTTCGCCATTGCGTCGCGGCCTGCGTCATCAGCATCAGGCCATAACACGCATTTACGGTTTGCTATTGGTGCCCAATTGGCTTTGCCATGCGCTTTGCAACCGCTTGGCCATGTAATGGCTACCGCTGAGGGAAATAATTTAGCGGCGGCATCAGCGGTCTTTTCGCCTTCAACTATTAATACAGGTGCATCAGGCCGTTGGCTTAGCGAGTCAAGGTTGTATAGCGGGCGCGGTGCTGGAGGTGCTTTCCATAACCACTGCGAGCCATCCCACCATAAGGGTCGGAGTCGTTTACCTGGGAAGCGGCAAACAATAAATGTGCTGGAGTAATGCCAAATATATTCGGCGCCTTTAGTTGGCGGCTCAGGCTTGATATTTAAGTGCTGCTCGATAAGCTTGCAGGCTTCAGGATAAGTGAGACTCGTGCGACGCATTAGCATATCCATACCACTTCCGGCGCCGCCGGATTGATCTTTACCGCCGCATTGGTTGCAGTACCAGGAGCCGGTACCATTTAAATCATCAAATCGGTAGCGGTCCTCACCACCACATAAAGGGCATGGCTGGTGCTTGTCAGTTAATTGATTTGGCGTAAGGCCAGCAAGTTGCATTAGCAGGTCAGGCCACCTGCCTTGAGTGAGTTCTTGAATATTCATTTCTGTGTGCGCTTATCCTGCCGCATGGCTTCTTCAACCACTAGGCGTATTACGGCACTACGGGTTAAACCTGCTATGCGTCGGCTGTCCAGCCACGCTACCTGCTCTGGCGTAAACTGCACTGCTAATGGATGGGATAGGGTCACGGGCGCTAGCGGTTACTTGCAGACCCTAGCGGATAGTGTTATGGTTGGCAAGCCATAAGCGCATTAGTAATGCCTCAATTAAAACTAACGCAAGATCAAGAACAAGTTATAGAAGGAATATTGCAAGACGTCCAGCAGCCTAAAGCTCGAATTATGTTATGTGGTTATGCCGGCACAGGCAAAACAGTCACAACTGCGGCTTTAGTTGTTGCATTAAAAGCAATTGGATTAACTGTTGTTGTTTCAACGCCAACCCACAAAGCACGGGCACAAGTTGAAAAAGCTTTAGAGGCAAACGGCGCAAGCGATTTTGAATGCGTGACGGTTCACCGTTTGCTTGGCTTGAAACAAGTTAGGGATTACATAACAGGCGAAGAATCATTCAAACCTGATTTTAAAGGCCAAAATTTGCTTTCAGATGGCATACGCAAAAAAACTTGGGATGATTACTTGCTAGAAAGGACTGACGAAACTTGGGCCGAATATAAAGAAGCAAATACCAAAAAAATTGATGTTGTAATTGTTGACGAAACATCGATGCTACATAAAGAACTTTATGAAACTTTGATTTCCGAAGCTGATGCGCGGTCTGTAGTTTTTGTTGGCGATGATCGCCAATTGCTACCAGTGAAAGAAGATAAAGTTTGCGCTGCGTTTGTTGACGCAAGCTCATTTTATAAATTAAACAAAGTATTGCGACACGATGGCGCGATACTAAATTTAGCTACTGAGACTAGGCTGCTTTCTGTTGGCCGAGCAAAGTTTATCGACAAACGCGGAGGAGGTTCTCAAGTTGTTACATATTGGCGAAGGGATCAATGGTTGGCATCTTTGCTTGAGATGATGGCGTCTGCGGAATCTGTTGATGACCCTGACTATTGCCGCGTTTTGGCATGGACTAACAAAAACGTTTTAGAATTAAACCAAAAAATTCATAGCCGTAGACATGGCATAAATGCACCTCAATATTCAGCAGGTATGGCTTGCGTTACTGTTGATGCAATACCTGATCCAACTGGCGGCATATTATTAAACAGCACTGTTGAGGTTTATATACGAAATGCAGAAATTGACATTTTCAGAGCTCCTTTTGATTGCTTAGATATTGAACCGTGGAGGACTTGGCTTTTAGAGGTTGAAATGTTTGATGAGGGCAAAATTATAGAGGTTAGAGTCCTTGAGAAGGAAGAAGAGCCACGTTGGCGAAAAATACAAAAACAATTTGCAGATGCAGCTAAAAATTGTGAGGACCCAGACGGCAAAAAAGCATGGTGGAAAATGTTTTTTCAGCGTCAAGACCAGATAGGCAGACTTGAACCAGTATCAGCATTGACTATTCATAAGTCGCAAGGTTCAACCTTTAAAAACGTTTTCTTGCATTGGGATGTAGACGGATGGGACTCTATGCCATCCGCGAGGCAAAATCAATTGGCCTATGTGGGTATTACAAGATCGGCGGAAAGCTTGCATGTGGTAGCTGACCGATGAACCTCCGCCCCTACCAGCACCAACTGATAACCGACATCCGGCTGCAATACCAGCTTGGCAAGCGCAGTGTCCTTGCGGTATTGCCGACCGGCGGCGGTAAGACTGTGTGCTTCTCATACATTGCCCAGGCTGCGGCACGTAAAGGCAATCGCGTTTGCATTTTAGTGCATAGGCAGGAGCTGCTGGATCAAGCCAGCCGGAGCCTTAGTGGCATGGATGTGCAGCATGGGATTATTGCCGCAAAACGTGGCATAGATTTATCCCACGCGGTGCAGGTTGCGAGTGTCGGTACACTGTCACGACGTTTGCACCTGTTGGCAAGGGATTTCTTTCAGCTTTTGGTGGTTGATGAGGCGCACCACACTACGGCTGGCACCTGGGCCAAGATCATCCAGCATTTCCAGGCAGCCAAACTGTTAGGCGTTACGGCTACACCTATTAGAGGTGACGGTCGCGGCCTGTGTGAGCATTACCAAACGATGGTGCAAGGCCCTAGTGCTGCATGGCTTACGGATAACGGCTTTCTGGCACCTGCCAAGGTGCTGGCACCGCCGGGCTTTAGTAGCGCCGGGCTGCGTAAAAGGATGGGTGATTTTGATATGTCCCAAGCTGGTGAGCTATTGCAGCAGGGCCAGGCAATGGGCGATTGTCTGACGCATTATCGGCAACACCTCGCAGGTCAAACCGCGATTGCGTTTTGCTGTTCAGTTGCTCATGCGGAAGCGGTCGCAAGGCTGTTCCAGGATGCAGGTATTGCGGCTGCCAGTATCGATGGCAATACCGACAGCACCCGCCGCCGCCAACTATTAGCAGACCTGGGCACCGGCAAGCTAAAAATACTTAGCAGTTGCGCGCTGATCGGTGAAGGCGTGGATGTTCCAAGCGTTGGCGGTTGCATCTTGCTGCGCCCTACTGCAAGTGTCGGATTGCATCTCCAGATGATCGGTAGGTGCCTGCGTCCGCAACCAGGCAAGCGTGCAGTAGTGCTCGACCATGTAGGCAACAGCTTGCGGCTTGGGCATCACTTAGAGGAACGTGAATGGAGCTTAGATGGTGCCACCAAACGCGACCGGGAAGCATCGCCCAGCGTCAAAATTTGCCCTACATGCTTCAGCACCTGCGCCACATTGGCGGCGGTATGCGGTGAATGCGGCCATCAATTTGCGGCAGAGCGCCGTGAGCTGCAAGTTATTGATGGCGAACTGGTGGATTACTATGGCAATAAATTTGAAGGACTAATAGTGTATGATTATAGCGATAAATTTGCAAAATTTTTATTTGGAAATCCAGTAATGGTTAGTGGAGGAACAATAAGAGGTTGGAAATCTGGAATACTTGTTAGTATAAACGACCCCAAAGGATATTGCATATTTTATGGCAGTGACATAATCGTAGAAAATGGATACAACAGGCAAAAAAATGCTGGTCCTGGTGATGTGCTTTGCAATGTTTTAATTGAAGACAAAATGCAGCAATTTAGCCCTAGCCAGCTTAAGCAGACACATCACAAAAACAAAGCTGACATTGCTCGCGCGCAGTCCCTTGAAGACCTCCGCCAGCTAGCAAAGCAACGTGGGTACAAACCGGGATGGGCTGAGCGCGTGTATCAGGCACGACTGGCTAAGCGTTATGGTGGTTAAATGTCTGAGCAACACATCCAACAACACATCCGTCTAGCGTGCTCGACCGGCCCGGTGCGCTTGTTCCGCAATAACACCGGCACATTGCGCGACCAGCATGGCCGCCCGGTCAGTTTTGGATTATGCAAAGGCTCAGCAGACCTGATCGGCTGGCGTAGCGTCACCATTACACCTGAGATGGTGGGTCAGCAGATAGCAGTATTTACCAGCATTGAGGTAAAAGCTGCCACCGGCAGGATCCGCCCAGAACAACAGCAATGGCTTAATGCAGTGCAAGCAGCCGGTGGAATTGCTGGTGTTGCAAGGAGTGTGGGCGAAGCAATGGATTTATTAAGCATTACAACCGACTAGGGTTGACAACAGCGAACTAGGGTGTAGGATATAAGGACAGGAGGCGAGAGCTTCCACCCCAACCCGAGAATCATGGCTCAACTGCTTGCCACCAAGATCACCCCCGCTGCCATGGCGGTTCGCTCAGTCCGCTTGGCTAATGCCAAAGAGCAATTTGGCGACATACCTGGGATGCTGCGCTGCTGCAATTACACCAGCCTGTTTATGGCGCTGCCCGACTTTGACTACGACGAGTTCGTGGCCCTTGGCGGTATCGCCTAACCCCATGCGGCCCGCCGGAGCCGCACCCAATCTGGCGCCACACATTACGACCCTAACCGTGACTACAACAACTATTGCCTTATTGCTAGCTCTGGTGCTTTTGCCAGTGTTAGTGCTGCTATGGGCTACAGAATCTAAACAGCAACGTGCGCAGCGGTGGCGTAAAAATGGCCACACGCAGCAATCAATTGCTAACAGGCTTGGTTGCAGCAGGTCTACTGTTCGCCGGATGTTAGTGCCATGTTGAGATTTTTATGCGTTGCGATTATTGCAGCTACTACTTATTTAGTGGTAACTGAGGTTGGCAGCCAGCCTTACCCGTATGCAAATCCTGTTCCTGTTGTTTATCCTTCATGACTGATTCCGACATTTATTGGACTTTTGTATCTGCTAGTAAATATGGCGGATCATTTTGGCA